AAATCGCTTGCCTTTTTCACCAAAACCTGTATAATGGTTTTCATACTAACAAAGGAGAGAAAAGATGCAAAATCAAGCAGAAAAATTAGCATGGGAATTACAAGCTTACGGATGCTCAAAAGCAGAGCTAGAGCACATCGTAAAAACTCAATGCTTTCCAGGTGAGGAAATCATGTTCGCAGCTGGAATCCTATCAGACGCTCAGGAAATCATCAGCGCTGAATTCAACGAGGATGGCTGGGTTTCACCGGATCAAGCTAATCAAGCTCGTCAATTCCTAAACCGTGCTAAATTCATCATGTTTAGGGTTCGAGAACAGCAAAGGGAAGCGGCATAAACCGCTTGCCTTTTTTACCAATTACAGTATAATCCACCATTCAATAACATTAAGGAGAGCAATATGAAACCAGCAATTGAATCTAAAATTTTAAAAGCATTCCCAGGTATCACCATATACGATAGCGGTGCTACAGTTGAGAACCCATTCAGCGGACAGTCAGCAGAACTAGACCGCTTTGGTGTATCACTATACGACCTTATCATAGGTGCTGAGCAATTAGGACAGTACCAAATCGTCCGTAAAGGTCTTGATATCTTCCGTGAATTCTATCCATCAGAGTATATGACGCTGCTAGACTAGTAGCGTTACCATACCTCAACCAACCAATAGGAGAACATATGATTAGCTTAAAAGAATACGCAGCAATGGGTGTAAAGGTTACAGTAGACCATAAGGTGCGGAAGACCAAAGGTTGCCGCACATTCTTTGGTAAGGCCAAGAATTCGGCCAGTTTTATTGGTAGCAGCAAGCCGGTTGGTTATTCCAAAATGACATTTGGAGGCATCAATGGATAAGTTTTTATATGGTGCTATTTTTGGTGTGGTTTTAACAACGCTTTGCATGGTCATTCAGGCCGCATTCGAACTTGGTATGGTATCATAGTCGTGGAGTGGTGGCAAGCAGCCTAGGCTGAGTATAAAAAAGCGCTCCTTTTTAGGACGCTAGACGGCGTAACTGAAAATCTTAGGCCAGTTCTCTTGATTTCGAAATTTTTTTCTGGAGCCCCTAACCCACCAGGTCGATTTTATAGGGGACGAAATGGACACTATCTTTACCATATTGAGTCTCAAATTCTTTAATGGCATCCTCTACAGAGTTAGCGTCTATCTGTTTATTCACATACTGGCCATCCACAATCACTAAGCATTCATAGATCATCTTATAGTATCTCCGGATGGTTCTTCTTAATAAGCATTAGATTCTTTCTAGCAATCTCTCTTACAATCTTTGCCTTATTCTTCTTTTGTTGTGTCTTATCTAATAGAGCAACTAATTGTTTTACATTTAGTGGACCTAATCTTGGTTTACCATTTCTGGTAAGCATTGGATTTGCTTTACGTCTACCTGGATGGACTTTTACACTTGGACCTGCCATTATTTTCTCCTAGTTAATTTAACGCCTAATTCGGTTATTCTTACATCATTTACTCTTTGTTTCTCATTGAGTTCTTTAAATCTCTTATCTACACTATCAAAGTGTTTTAATATGATAAGGTCTTCCTCTGAAAGTGATACAGACTTATTATTAAGGTCATCTAATCTTTTCGTCAGAGAAACTATAGAGGCATGGTAATCAGCTATCTGGTAATAACAGACCACAGCCACGTAGGTGGAGATGGCTGAGATTACCATAAGTATAAACATCATAATACGTTCTGAATTACTCATCTGGTCTCCATATAGTAAATTAACATAGCTATTACATTAAGACCATAACAGAATACATTGAATATTTCTTCATATGACACTGCCACAATCATAGCAATTATATTCAGTAATATGATACCACTCATCAGTGTTGATTTTTTCATTACATTCCTCTCAGTTTTCTAATCACGTTCTCTAGTTCTTCTTTTAAAGCCTTGTTAGGGTATTCTGGTAAGTTTACTCTAACTCGGTTTAGTAATTGTATAAAGTATTGGGCTTCGTTCTGATCCATAGGAAAAATTCTTTCAAAAAGTTAAGCAATCATCTCCACGAATCTATTTAATACTACTCGGTTCTGTATATGGCCTTTAGAATACTTCTTGAAAGCGGATACTAAACCACGTGTTGTTTGACTTTTGACTTCTAACTCTGCCTCGTCATCTACGTCAAGTTTATCAGCTTTAAGTAGATAGAATTCGTCAAAACCACCAGTGGTGATTACCATAGACTTTTCTTTCTTAAACTTGTTATACGCTGGTGTATAGTCTACGTTCTTATATGTATACCATAGGTATTGTCTTACATCTCTTAATGCTACGATACGGAATCCAATCACATTACAACCAGTCCTTTGTTTAAGGAGGTATAGGAACGGTTTGGAGTTCGATATACGATTATGGTTGTCATCTTTCATCTGTGCCAATGTTTTTGGATCACGGTAGATTAGGTCGTATGAATTAGTGATACCATAGTCAGCTTTGTCATCGATTACTTTACTTAAAGCATGGCCATCACCATCTGTTAAGAATACGGTATTTACCACTTGTAGTTTGTATTGTTTTTGGAACTCTGGAACAATAGTCATCGCTGTGATAATAGCTTCATTCAATGGTGTTGAACCTAAAGCATAATCTGGATAGTCATGGTGACTATAAACACCAAATAGTAAAGCTGAGGCAGCATAGGTAAACTCTGAAGCACTCATTTTACTTGATAGAATGTTTAATAGGTGGAAACCTGATAGTCTCACATCTCCATTCTTATATTGAACAGGCACGGTATCAGAACCATTATAATAACCATATCGAGTAGTGAAAGCATACACTTCAAATGGAATCATTACCTTTTTACAGAACATAGCCAAGGTCAATAATTGCTTGACGGTGTTATCCATAACGTTTGACATTGAAGCAGACCAATCAAGGTATAAAACTAGGCCATGAGATTTACCATTAGGAACATTAGTAATCTTCTTAAAGATATCCTCATTAAATTGGTAAGAGAAGATTTTGTTCATATCTAACTCACCAGTTTTGGCAGTCTTAGCTCTTTTAAGTTGGTCAGCGTTCTTACGTAATTCAAATTCTTTAGCTAGATAAGCTACAACCTTATTGGTTGAGTTTCTGAATTCAATAAACTTCTTTGTATCAATCTTTTGTTTACCAATGAATTTTGAATCATAACTTGTTTCATTCTCATCACGGATTTCTTTATACATTTGTTTGAAACCAATAATAAAGTCATTATGATCGATATCAGGAATGTTAGCGTAGATACGATCCTTTGAATTATAGTCGTATAATTCTTTTTCATTCTCACGGAACTTAATATCTGTTTCAGCGTCTAATTCTTGGTCACCTTCAGCAGATTGTTCATCTCTTACTGCTTTATTGCTTTTACCTTGTTGTTCTTCTTCATCATAGTCTTTGAATTCGGATTGACCTTCCATATCAGCCTGTTGTTGGTCTTCATCTTGACCTTCATCATCTAAATCTTCACCTTGGCCACCTTCATCTTTTTCCATGATTTTGATTTTAGCCTCTTCAAGCTGTTCTTTCATGTAGTCTTGAATCTTCTTGGCAACTTCTACAACTTGTTCCCAAGTTTCTGTTCCCATAACTTCATTAAGTAATGGTAACTCTTCATCTTTGAAAGATACTCCAGCACCTAAACCACATTTGGTGTGAAGATTAACTCTGTCAATAAATTTAAGTAAATCGGTGTCGAGGTCTTTAACACCAAAGAAATCTTTGCTTAATAACTCTTTGTATGATTTGATGAATGATGATTTTAAGCCAGGATACTTACGGCAGATCAATTTCTCAATACGAGCATCTTCACATACATTTAAGATAGAACGATTGACACCCATTTCTTTGATAGAATCGTGCCAGCCGTCTGCTGGAGTGAAAAGTGCATGGCCAACTTCGTGACCCATGAACAAATCGTATAAAGTAGGACCGATTTCATCTTTGAGAGTAGGAACAACTAGAACTCGGTCCGTAACGTTGAAGTAAGCCGTTGGAACATTCTTCTGTTCCACGATAATATTCTCTGTGGCCATCAATCTGGCGAGATTTGATTTAGAATCGATAAGCATAATATATGTAGTCCGTTAAAATTTTCAATTATGTGGTAATTATGACACAAAATTGAGCATTTGTCAAGCGAAATTATGCTTTTTTAGTCTTTTTTTCGTCTTTTTTGACTTCGGGAATCGGTAAAAGTCCAGGAAACGCTAAATTTATCACTTCCGGCGTCAAATCCTGTATTTGTAAGTCTTTCCGAAGCACATCAATGAAGACTTGAGCGTCATCCGGCTCTAATCCTTCAAGGACTTGAATCAAAAGGTTGTTTCTTTTCTCTTCCGAGAGAGAATCCGCTACAGGATGACCTTTTTGAAAGAGATAGATGCGTCTAAATTCAGTATATAACTGAGTCCTAGAGATTCCAGGAAAAGTATCAGGTTTTTTGTAGTCATCCGGTATGTCGGACAAGTACCATTGAGTATAAGGATGATAGGCACACTTAAAAACTTCTCTTACTGTAGGTGAATCGTTGCGTTTTAACACTTCGACAACTTCTTCAAGTGTTTCACACAATCTACATTCATCAATTATTTCATAAATCTTTTTAATTAGTTTCATTTTTAAAAATCCTCTATATCACCCATTAAATTCCGTAGATTCTTCTCCATAAAGTAGTTGAGTAATTTACTACGAGGAGCCGGTTTAAGTTCTTCATAACTGTTCACGATTCTTGATTTAACATCACTAGGTATTTTAGTTAAATCTATTAATAGTTGATTTCTTGAGAAACCATGTTTAGCCGTGGCATCTTCTGTCGTTTCAAAATCTTCTTTTAAATATTTGTCTAATATACCTTTACTAATTGCCTTTTGACGTGTTTCAGTCACAAAACAATCTGAAGCAGATAGTATATTAGGAATGCCATCACCTTTATCACCACGAATAATCTTTTCTTTTAACTCAAGTAATGGGTTAGGTGATTTAATGTATTTCTTTTGTGCTGGATTATATTGTTTAACATTATCACCATACACTTGTAATTGTAAAAAGTCATTATCACTTGATAAAATCAATATCTTCTCATGTGGTGCATATAATGGTGTCAGTGTACCAATAATATCATCAGCTTCAGCACCTTCAACATCAAGCACTTTATATGGGAAATTCTCTTTTAACTCATTCTTTAGATTACCTAATATATCGAATATTAGTTTCCAATCTAAATCAGATTTCTCTCTGGTTTTCTTACGACCAGCTTTGTAATATGGGAATATCTCTTTACGCCAATATGTTCTATTGTCACAACATAAGACTACGTTGTTTCCAAATTCACGTTTGAAGTTTTTGATATGGCCACGTAAGATGTTCAATACTAGATGTCGAATTAAATCTTCTTCTAGTTTAACATTCTTTTGATTTGAAATCTGAGCCATTAGTCCCGATAAAAGGACTTGGTTTAGGTCAATAAGTATCATAATGTAGGTTTAATTTTCTTTTTTCTTGGTGTTTGTAGTTTTTTTCTTAATCTATTTTGTTTGTTTAATACTTTACCATCGGTGATAAGTCTATCACAATCATCAATGATACCTGCCCACCAACCAACACACTTATTCAATTGTGATTTGGTGTAACAACTATATGCTTCTTTGACTTGTTCATCATCACTTGATTGTGCTTCTTTCCATGATAGAACACGATCTTGAGCCCATACTTTAATTTTACGAGCATGAGCTGGCTTGATACCAAGATTATACAAGAAAGCATAATTCTTTAGTTCTTTCCATTCAGTAATATACTTGTCAAACAAACCTTCAATCTCACCCATCATTTCATGAGTTTTATTTTCGGTACGTTCTTGTATACTAATTACTTTTTCTTCTTGATCTGACATTAGTGGTTTCTAACTTCGATAATTGAATCTAAACGAAATGATCTCCATGCTTTTTTATCTAAATCCCAAACTGATAATGAATTATCATTAGCTTTACGTGGAGTTTCATTTTCTGTTAATAACTTTTTCTCAACAACAGGCATTTCAGTAGAATCTAAGGTGCAATATAATTCTCTTACTTCACCATTTAATTTTGTAAATACAACTGTATGAACACCATACTCAAGTGTTTGCTTTAAGATTGTTTTGTCCCAAACTTCCATCATCACTTCCTCCATAAATTAAATCACCAATTTTTTCTAAAAGACTTTTTACTACTTCACCTGAAGTGCTTGTTTTCTTTGCTACAATTCCAAAATAATTACCATGATACATTCTATCACTATATGTAAATGGACATGATAACACGGCTTCAAATTGTTCTAATTCACCAAACCCATCGTCAATGTCACCACGAAATATAATAATATCATATAAGTCACCTATATCTGATTGTGTCTTAACTATTTCACCATGATCTTTATAATGTAAACCTTGGATGATTGCTTGTTCTTCAGGATTTTCAGATGGTAAAAAAGCTATAGCGTGACACTTAGCTTCCTTCATTTTCTTGAATATTTCTTTCATTTTTCTTTCTTTCAATATAGTCTTTGATATGAGTATCTCTTACACGAACCATAATCCATGTATTATAATAATCTGCACTCTCAATGACACCATTAACAAATTGTTCTTTTGCTTCTAGGTAAGAACATTCACCTTTAGATTTACACAAATGAAGGATAGTTCTAGTGAAATTCTCTTTACCAAATTCGGCAATATCTTTCTTTAAAACTTCATTAGAACCGTAGTAGTCTTGCCAATCAGAAGGTGCTTTATATCGTTTCTTCTTTTTGTTGACTTGTTTGGTCTTTGCTGACCAAAATAACTTCTTACCAATATACTTTCTATTAGTTAGTGTATTGGTGATACTATACACGAAACCATAGTAGTTGTCAATATCATTTTCGGTAAATATTTTATTCTGGTAAGTCCAATCTAGGATTCTTCCCATTCATCATCTTCCTCATCCAGATCATCATCTTGTGATTCATCTTGAATGTTTTCTTTCTCAATAACTTCACCACAAAATGGGCAAAATTCTGGTAATTCAGCTGATGATACTTCGGTTGCATATGATATCTCATAATTAGATTCACATTGAATACAATCAGCAATTATGTATTTGTCTGACATTTCTTTTCCTTGTGTTTATGCCCAAACATCTCCCCAATTACCAGATAAAGCACCTTTTGCATAATCGGTTGCTCTATTCTCAAAGAAATTGGTATGTGTTGGTGCGTTAATCATCTCCTCTACCCATGGTAGTGGATTTCTTTTCACTTTGAATATGCCTTTAAGACCTAAGGAAATCAAACGTCTGTCAGCAATATAACGAATATACTTCTTAACATCTTCTGATGTCAAACCTTCCATTTGATTGATACCAAATGCAAGATCAATAAACTTATCTTCTAATTCAACCATCTTTTCAGCGATGGTATAAATTCTTGATTTTAAATCATCATTCCAAATTTCATTATTCTCTTCTATATATGTTCTGAAGAGTTTAATCATAGATTCACAATGTTGGGTTTCATCTACAATAGACCAAGTGATGATTTGACCCATACCTTTCATTTTGCCATGACGAGGAAAATTAAGCAACATAATAAAAGAACTAAACAGCTGCATACCCTCCGTAAAAGCACTGAACACGGCAATATGCGTAGCAGTTGAGGCTGTGTCGCCGTTTTTCGAACTGATGTCCGTGACATAATCATGTTTCTCCTTCATTTCAGCGTAATCTAAAAATTCATTATATGTAGATTCTGGTAGGCCTAATGTTTCAATAAGATGTGAATAGGCAGCAACGTGTAATGCTTCACGAGCAGCAAAACCCATCAGCATCATTCTGACTTCAGGTTGTGGAAAGTATGGAAGATAGTTTCTAACATATCCACCAGCTACATCGATATCACCTTGTGTAAAGAATCTAAAGATTTGTGTTAAGAAGTGTTTCTCTTCTTTAGTTAATTTCTTTTTCCAATCTTTAACATCTTCTAACATAGGAACTTCTGTATGTAACCAATGAGATTGTTCATGCTTTAACCAAGCATTATAAGCCCACGGATAATTAAAAGGCTTAAAGTATGATCTATCTTCTGTTAGTTTGTAATCCGTTTTCTTTGTCATATTTACTTAATCATCCATACATAGGTTGCAATTATATTAACTATAAAGAAGTATATATTCTGTATAATTAATGGCTTATTCTTGTGTGTAGTTGTGAAATCATATATCAATATCAAATGTGCTATACAAAACATTGGAAAAGCATATTTCATTATAGGCAATTTGAGAGCTACTAGTGTACCGGCAAAAATGAATAATGCTGAAGCAATCCATTTTATATCCATATTTTTAATGCGTTCCATTTTTATAAACACCCACACCTTTCAATTCAAAATTAATTGCCTGAATTTCTTTCTTATTTACATCTTTACTGTCACATTCAGGACAATGTGGGGGTTCTTCATTATGTTTCACTAATTTATCAAATTCAAGATTACACTCTTGACACACATAATCATATATTGGCATATTAACCTTCGCAAGCTATACAATCATTACCTTGAGCAATTTGTGTCATGTCAAGTTCTTTGATAACTTCTCTTTCAATACGTTTTGATACTTTATCAGCTTTACCAATCTTTTCTGAACGGCAGTAATATAATGTCTTAACGCCTTTCTTCCAAGCAGTAAAGTGAATAGCATGAACATACATGATATTAGCATCAGGTCTAAAGAATAGATTTACTGATTGTGCTTGATCGATATATTGTTGTCTATCAGCTGCATGTTCAATAACCCAACGTTGATCAATTTCCATTGAAGTTTTAAATATAAACTTCTCATCTTCACTTAAAATTGATAAGTGTTGAACAGAACCATCATTAGCAATAATTGATGACCAAATTTCAGCCAATTCATCTTCATCAGATATTTTTGTTCTCAATAACTGATCAAGATATTTGTTCTTATTTAAGTAAGCACCACTTAAAGTATCTTGTCTATAAGCATTAGCACGATAAGGCTCAATACTAGGGCTAGTGTTACCCATAATGATTGAACTACTAGCGTTAGGAGCAATAGCCATAAGATGACTAAAACGGTTACCCGTACCTTCGGCGTCAGGTGCTTCACCACGTTCTTTACCCAATTCTTTATTCGCAACATCTAATTTACTCCTAACATTTTTGAATATTTGATTATTCAAAGATTTTGCCATCACACCTTCAAACGCAATACCTTTTTGCTGAAGTAAAGCATGGAAGCCAAGAGCGCCAACACCAATTGAACGCTCACGAAGAGCAGAATACCTAGCCCTAGCAATAGTATCAGGAGCGTTGTCGATAAAATATTGAAGAACATTATCCAGCATTTCTGCAACATCTCTAATAAAAAGTCCATCATTTTTCCAATCATCATATTTTTCTAAGTTAAGACTTGATAGACAACACACAGCTGTTCTATCTTTGTCAGTTGGTAAAATAATCTCAGAACAAAGGTTTGATTGATGAACCTTTAAACCTTTATCTTTGAGCCATTGAGGTAACATTCTGTTACTTGTATCAATATAGTGAATATATGGTTCACCTGTATGCATACGGAGTTCCATAAGTTCTTGCCATAATAGTTTAGCAGATACCACTTCTCTAACTTCATTTGAATGTGGATCTTTTAATTCCCATGAGTCATCAAAATCTGGATCAGTCATACACTTCTCAATGATGTGCATAAAGTCATCTGTGATGTTTACACCATGGTGCATATTCTGACAACGTAGATTTGGGTCACCTGTTGGTTTCCTCATCTCAATAAATGAAATGATATCAGGATGTGAAATATCTAGATAAGCTGCATAGGACCCACGGCGTGTCTTTCCTTGACGATATGCAAGAGATGAAGCGTCATAAATCTTTAAATGAGGCATAACACCAGTTGATTTTTCACCAGCAGCACGAATACCAAAACCTATACCAACACCACCTCCAAGCATTGACAACCAATTTGTTTCTGATAGATTATCAACAAGGCCTTCAGCCGTGTCATCGATAAAGTTTAAGAAACATGAAATAGGCATACCTTTTGATGAACGACCAAAAGATAAAATAGGGGTCGAATACGATAACCAATGTTTAGAAGCATATTCATATAATCTCTGAGCGTGTTCTGGATTACTTGAGAATGATTTAGACACATGAGCAAATCTTTGTTGAGGTGAAGTTTCATCATCTCTCATATATGATTCTTTAAGACGTTTTAAACCTAATTCATCAAACAGTTTATCTCGTTCCAAATCAATTTTAATTCCTTGATGTTCCATGTTTTACCCTATATTAAATTTTATGCCAGTTGTTAAGTTCCATTTCAGCACGAAGTCCTGAATATGTATTCTCTTTAATTATACTCATTAATTGTTGTTTTGTCAATCCACTTAAAATCATTTCATTAATGTCTTTAGATTCAATTGTCGTAGGCCAGATAACAACTTGAAATTGTTCCTTGATTGCCTTAGATATTTGTTTTACAATGTCTTTATTTCTAGGTTCATTGTCATATATTAAAACCAACTCATTAAAATGTTCACGTTCTATTGAAGATAGATTTGCATCAGCCGTTGCTATGGCATTATCTATAAACATAGAATCGATTGGACCTTCCACAACATAAGTTGTACCAGATTTCAATCTATCTAAACCGAAAATCTTGGGAGCATCTTCGTCTAGCTTTATGGTTATATATCTGATCTTGGACTCGGATAATGCTCTTCCTTGAAATCCTATCAAATCTTTTTTTGCATTATAGAATGGTATAATTAATCTAGGATCATTCTCTTTTAAGTCTTTATCTATATCAAATGTTTCAACAAATGATTTAAAATCTGGTGTAAAGTATAATTCAGACCATCTTTCTTTTGGTATTTGCCTATTCGCCACATATTGTTTAGCAAAATGATTATCTGGTAAAGATTCAATACTTTCTAAATCAATCTTTTGTTTAAAGATAGGTTTTGGTATATTGAAAGTTGGTTTGGTATAATTATGATTACCTGTTTCACCATCTTTATAACGTTCTAAAGAATATTCACGAACAAGATTTGCATCTATAAACTTTAGAAAGTTATAGAAGGTGTGACCAACATGACAATTATGGCAAGAATAGAAATAATCATTTTTCTTTCGATAAATGAAACCTCTTGCCTTTAATTTGTTCTTTTGGGAATCACCACAAAAAGGACAACGGAAGTTATAAAGATCCGTCTTCTTTTGTGTAAATCTTAATAGTTTGGGGGAAACCTGTAAAAGGAACTTTCTATCAATATAAACGCTCATAATGAAATAATACTTTAATTAATCAGTTTTAGTATTGTATCAATTCCTAAGTGTTGTGTCAACCATGTTATAACAACTATACCACCAACAATTGTCCATTTCCATTGTAGAAGTTTGGCAATAGATTCTTGTTCTCTGTCATTATGATTTTTAATCTCTTCACGCATTTCTTTGATTTCTTTCATAATCTTATCTTCAGTTTGTTCAAGTTTTTCGTTCAATTCTCTACTCGTATTAGTTATTCTTGAATGTAACTCTTTAACATCTTGATTGGTGTCTGATTTTCTTTTATCCATATCTTGATATATCTGTGAAATGATTACGTCTTGGTGGTCAACAAGTTTTTCAATTACCTTGTCCATCTTTTCGCAAAGTCTAGTTAAGGTGTCAACATCATGTTTGAGCACCTCAACATCAACTTTAACTTCATGTAAATTTTCAGTAGCCATTATTTTAAATCAAATGTTTCTGTTTTGGCAACAGGTTTATTAACAATTGGTGCTGATGGTTGTTGCATAACAGGTTGTTGTAACATAACTGGATCTTGTGGTGGTGGGTTGTTAATTTGAGCAACCTTCTCTTGACCACGAGTCCACGCTGAAACTCCTAGAATAGCACCAAATGCAAGATGGAATAAACCGCCACCTTGTAATGTTAATGGTTGCCACATACCAACAGCTTGACCTGGATTCCAATATTGTAATAGGTTATATAAGATTGGACCAATAATAAAGTCAAATAAGTTAATCATCATATAAACAATGGCCATCATAGGACGCCATTTCTTGGTCATCCAATCTTCTTCTTTCTTTTCTACTGCTGTTGTCATTTATGTGTCCTTTATGCTACTGCTGATAGAACAGTAATCGTGTTAGATATGATAGAATTTAATTTTGCTAAATCTTCCAAATCTTGTGCTGTTTCAGTAATAACTTTAGAAGTATCTAAATCATTTAAAAGTTCTAAATATTCTTCTTTAGTCAATTGACCTTTTTCATAATATGATTCTAAATTTAAAATCTTGTTTTGTAAATCTAAAAGTGATGTCATCTTGGTTTATTCCCCGTTGCTTTTTGAATGTTCTCTGTTGTATCTTGTATTAGTTTAAATTTCTCTTCACAATACAATTTACCCATCTCACCATTCTTGTTATGTAATCCAGTTACAATCTCAGTTAAACCTTGAGCCATCTTAAAAGATTTGTCATTTTTAGGAATATATTGAGAATAGTTTTGTAACTCGTTTGAGTAAAACCATAATTTATTTGTTGCATCTTTAACACTATCTTTGTTACCACAATCAACTAATTGTGAAGTTGTTCTCATCTCATTAATAATTTTATATTCATTATTATCAAAGTGAGCCATGGTCATAGAATCCACTATTGCGCATGATGTTAATGATAAAGAAAATAGCAATGCGATTAATTTCATTTTAAGCTTTCTTCGTATATTTTTCTATTAGTGTTATACCATTCAATCCAAGCATCATATCTTGCTTTACAATCATAGTATGTAGAATAGTTATCAGATACAGTTTCTAATAACTCACTTAATTTTGAAGTCTTCTCCGGAGACGTTTGCAGGCTTGGGCAATTCTCCATCAACTCCTTTGGAGGTTCCGGGAACTTTGCCGTGACTGGCAGAAATGTTGTGCAACTCGATAGCAGTAACATTGAGCTTACAATCAGCATCAATCTTACTTGCGTTTTTTCTAATAAGGTTAGCATTATCTTTTGCCTTTTGTTTAATTAATAATGTTTGTGCATTAAGTTTCTTTTGTAGTTTTGCAGTTTCTTGTTTAGATTTAATACTAGCTTCATCTAATTTCTTTTGAACTTCTGCAACTTTAGCTCTCCATGACATTTCTGTAGAATAACTACCAAAGAAATATACACCAGCAACTAATATTGCTAATGATATATATTTAATCACTCCACCCCAAAACTTAATTCCAGGGATAAATGATAGGAAGAAACCAGCAACAAAACCGGTTAATCCAATGCCCATCACAGCAATAACAGCTTGGTATAACCAACTGTCAGGTATAAAATGTAGAATCCACATGTTTAATTAAATGCCTTTAATGCTCTAACCCAACGTTCTTTACGATCATCAAGACCTAAAGTTCCACCATTAATAACTTTTGTAGAACCAGTAACGTCATTGTCATCAGCTAATACATTCAAATTGTGTGTATTCCAGAACCAGCAAGCAGATTCGATAGCACCTTCAAGTGTATCACAATACATTACTGTTTCATCTAAATCTTTACCAATAGAATTAGCAAATCTAGTATAGTTATCTCTGCCTGTTAATTGTATCGCCCCACGGCCACGGAATTGATAACCATCACCTGAATCTTCATCACCATTACCCATACGATCAGAATAAATCTTATTAGCAATCTTTTCTGGTTGACGGTGATATGGTTGTGCTGATTCTACTGTTGGGAATCTTTTTGGAAACACTTTATGTAGACCATCAGCAGAGTAGTTTAAGTTTTCATGTAACATAGTGAAGTCAGCGCATTCGTGACCACATTGTGCTAAGAAACCAGCCACTCTACGAGTAGTTGTTATTTCATATTTTGGTAATATTTCAGTTAATGCAACAAACAAATCGTGTATATGTTTATTTGTTGGACAAATCTGTTTTAATTGTTCTTCTGTGAAATCAAATTCGAAACTCATTATTCACCTTTCTACATTTTTGGTGGGGTTCTACGACCCATTGGTAAAAGAACTACTTTTTTCTTTCTCATTGGATGAACACCTGGTTCACCTGATTTACTACCTGGAGGTTGTCCCATACCAGCAACTGCGCCTGAACCAGTCACATTTGTTGGACCTGGAACTGCAATACCACCATCTTCACCCATATTTAATCTCTTTGTGGCTCGATCTGTACCTACATTTCTATTTTTCCACTTTCTATCACCTAGAGCATCGGATGCACTAGGTCTCATCATAGTGTATGTTTTTTGTAAATTAGCTTTTTGTCTATATGACTTTAGTTTTTCTCTACCTGCTTCAGTATCACCAATTTCTTGTATTTGTTCTACTTCTTCATTTTTTAATGAAGCTAGTTCTGATTTATGATGTCTAATATTTTCTTCATGTTCATCACCTTTACGTGTGCCATAATGAACATCAGCCATGTGGTCATGATATTTAATCATAGCTTTATGGTATCCAATTGTTCCATTTTTATATTCTCTAGCTGTTTGTAATAAATTATCACCAACAGATTCATTTATTTCAGTTTCTTCTTTTAGATGTGCTATTTTATTATAGTCATCCATTGTTAATATGCCTTTATGACGCATATCAATAAGGCGTTCAACAACTTTATGTAATTCTACATCAGTCTTTACATCTTCACGAATAAGTTCAAATACACGAATCAATAATGGAATATCAAAAGTGATAGTATCTTTCTTATCAACTGATTCTGATATATCGCCAGTTAGATGTTCAGCATGAGTGTGTTTATGAGTATTAACATGAGCAACAAACTTATTAGCATGTTCTCTTTCTCTAAAACCAAATACATACCCTTTATCGGTAGCACCTTTATATGTGCCATGATGTTGGTTTACACCATAGTTTACGTGATCTTTAGGAAATGTAGAATGTTGATCATCAGGTTCGTCATAGTTACGAACATGAACTTCGTGTGGATAACCATCAGACTCTTGTAATTGAGATTCTTTTCTAAGTTTACCAAATGATTTCATTAGCAATTCCACTTTCTTAATGACTTATTAATTCTTGAATCCGGATCATGAGCAGTTTTAGCTGAAGTTAATTTAGCTTTCATACCTTTCATTCTTGAACAGAATGATTTTCTACGATTAGCTGATTTAGAACCTGGTTTTAATTTACTAGGTTTAGTAGTGACCGCTGTTTGTAATTTTGAACCTGGATGTTCTCTGCGATATGATGCAACGCCTGCTTTATTGAGACCACCTTCGGGATTTTTACCAGCAGCACGTTGCCATGCAGGAGTTGATTCTTCAACACTTTCTGGAACGCAGTTAGGAACTGTTCTGCCATTTTTCTTTTTAGTACCTACGGCAGTATAACCTTTCCAACAAGCTTTCTTTAATTCACCTGATGGTTTAGATATTTCTTCTATCGTGTATGTTAAAAAAGATTTCATAGTTTTCTCAATATCTCTGCGATGTTTAAATCTACCATAATAGTAGATGATTCTATGTTATTATTTCTTATACCTTCAACTCTATTTGGCATATAATTGAGATACAATAAAAATGTCTTTAGTATATCGTAGTCACGTTCATCTATTCGGTAGAATAAAATTCTCGTAGCTGCTTCTACACCAAAGACATTGTAAATGAGAATGATATGATTAAGTATCAATCTCTCTTTTAATATATTGCTTTTTTTATATTTGCGAAATAACTTTTTAAGATATTTCGTTCTTTTTAAGTCACCTTCAAATTCCGACATTATGCAATTCGGAGAATTGTAAGATTTCATTGCATATATCGTAAAATTTTCATCATTTAAATCATCAAACATATAATCTCTTAATAATCAAAAAGAGGGGCCGAAGCCCCTATTTTAATTAAGCACCAGCAAATATAGTGATTGAAGCATTTGCGGATGTTACTGATGCTGCAGTAGCATTTGTAATGCCAGCTGGTGGTGTTGATGTAGCAGTAACACGGAACACATATGTATTAGCATTTGTGAACTTAGGTGTAACTGTCAACGTTGCAGATGTATTGCCTGCAAATGTTGTATTACCAACTGAAGTTGTACCGTTAAGAATGTTAGTCCAACCGATAGAACCTGAAGCATTGTTGTATTGCCAAACATAAGTTGTTGTAGCACTTGTAGGTTTAGCTAATGTAGCAACTGTAAATGTTGCAGAATTAGAATTAGCTGAACTTGAGTAAATAGAAGTTGATGAAGGTTGAGTTACAATACTGATAGATGCATCTGGATAAATTGTATCATCATCATTATTATCTGATTTAAATGTAGCCACAACAGCAAGAAGTTCTTCGTGAACACGACCAACACGACCAGCAGTTGTTAATGTTAATGAAGCATTACCAGATGGTGGTGTTGCTGAAGTTGGTAAAACTGTATATGAACCAGCTGAAGTAACAACAACGTTTTTAACTTCACCTGATGTTTTAACATACATGTAAGCATTAGCATCTGTACCAGTACCACCTACAAATGTAATATAACCGTTAGCACCATAAGCGCCAGTATTTGCGGTTAATGTTGTAACGCTACCTGTACCTGTTTTTCTTAGAACCCAACCTGTGCCTGGATGATTATTATTAACAATAGCTTCATTAGAATCTACTGCAAATAAACCATCTACTTCACCAGCAAAGTATGCACTGTTTGTTGTGTTGCCATATAACAGAGCAGCTTCAGCTGACGTTGGTGCTTTATGGACTGACGCTGCAGCCCAATATGGTGCGTTTGAAGACGCATCGTAATTTCCCCATGAGGACATCTTTATTCTCCTTTAATCTTAGATGTTTACTATCTATTTATCTTTTTTTTATCTGCTTTAATCTGCATTCCAGAAGCATCAGACTTGTTATTTGGTTTATTCAACATTGGATCAAACTCGACATCATCTCGTTTTTGACCTGTTAATGTTGTTCCACCAGTTAATATAGCCGCTGCTTTTGGTTTACTATCTGATTGGTCGTCTTGCTGACCATCTTTTACTTTAGCAAATTTGGGTTTCTTGCCATATGATTCTCCACCTTTATCGTCTTTTTCGTGGTCATATAACTCTTCTTTTACTTCTTTTTTAACTTTATGTTTTTTGTATAGTGCTTTAATCAAGTTAGCGTTTCTAGACATACCTTTTGCTCTTTCACCCACAACTCTAGAACTAGAACCTTTAGGATCTATTCCATCGTTACCAGGAAATTCAAGTGCTTCAGTTGCAACAGCACTTTGAGGTTTATTTACATGAACACGTCTTTTTAATGCCATATCTTTAGTATGAACTCTAGTTTGAGAAATACCCATAGATGATGGTTTATTTTGTGCAGTAGGACTATTAATTGGTTGTTCAATTATAATCTCTTCATTTTGCATACGTTGTGCAAATTGTTGAAATCTAATAGTCTTGGTTAAAGCCATGCGTCTATTTCTATCAATAGTCTGTGGATTATAACCCATAGACTTGATATATCTATCTACAATGTCTTTAGCAAATTCGTCTAATTGATCCATTATTATCCTCTAGCGGTTGCACCTGGTGACATATGGTCATCAATGTCTTGAGTACCTTTTTGACCACCATCATATAAAGCTTCAGTTTTTTGTGATGAAGCAAATGTTTTAAATGCATTTGTTTTAGCAAACATCACTTTTTTGTTCTTATCAAGATGTTCTGGATCATAACCCATTGATCTGATATATTTGTCTAAAACTGCGGTTTCATCTATTGAAACTTCTTCTGCCCATTTACCTGTTTTGTAAAATCTATTTTGTATACCTTTAGCAATATCAGTATTTGAACCTGGATTCTTTTGACGTTTAACAGCAGCTACAAATTTTTTATTATTCTTTGCTGCTTTTTCTCTTTGAGCATACTCTCTTGAAGAAATTTCAGTCGATTCATCAACTTGTTCTACTTCTTCAGTTTTTTTTGACCACTCTGGTTGTTTTGTTTTTCTATTAAATAAATCTTCTAAATCTTTTTTCTTTTGTGCAGCTAATTCAGGATCAGGTTTACTAGGTTTATATGTTCCAGCTTTTATTTCAGCAGAAACACCTTTAAATGTATTAAATCCTTCAGACTTAACCCCATATTTAGCTTTTAATTCATCAAATTTAGCTTTTGCTTCTTTTTCAGCATTTTCACCTGAAGCTGCATATAGTTCTTTATCGTGAAAATCACCACCTCTTCGTGGATTTTGAGTATCTACTTTAAATGTATGGTGATTAACAAACCACTTTTGGTCTTTAGGGTCAGGACCAGTGTGTGCTTGTTTAACTAAATGAATATGACCACCATCACTATGTTTAACTTTATCTTTTAACTCATAAGAAGTTTCGTTAATAGATTCTACTTCTTCTGGTAATTTACGTTTTGCGCCATGTTCTTTATTAGCTAGTGTTGACTTAATTGCAGTTTTTAATAATGTTCTTTGTCTAGATTTATCATCATCAGAATATTTAAGTCGGCTTCCTGGTAAATTTCCAGCAGGAATATTTTTCAAATTAGTTTGACCAGCTCTTGGTTTTCTTAAAACTGCGTTCAATCCAGTTCTAGCTTTAAGTGGATCAGGCGATGTTCCAGTTCCTGGTGTAATTACACGTTCAGCTTTTTTTTTATCGTCTTCTGAAGTGCAACCAGCCTTACCCATCATTGTTTCATCAACTTGTTCGATTTCTTCTTTTTTCATTACAACTTCGTTTTCATCTTTAGGTGTAACGATAGTTGCTTTCTTGATATTTTTCATATCTTTAGCACGTGCAAGAAGATCACCAAGTTTAACTAATGGTTTAGTATAGATTGGACCACCTGTGCCTTCAGATAAATCAGGATCAAATGAATTCTTTTGAAGAGATTTATTTTGGAGAGATTTTAAACCTTGATGAGCTAAATGTGCAGCGGCTGATGGACCATAACCATGTTTACCAGGTTTAGCAATCGGTCCATGCGGTTTATCTGGTGTGAATGGTAAATCTTTTGATTTATATTCGGATTTTTTTGGTTCTGAAGCTTCAGAAACATCTTTTGTGAGTTTCTTGATGTGATGTAAAACTTCTTGTTTATCAACCTTATGAGCATCGTCCATACCATCAATAGCATCTTCAATATGGTCCATTGTTACATCTTTACCATGTTTTTTAACAAGATGTTTAGCAATAGCTTCGTTATCAACGATTGCTTCATTTAATTTAGAATAACTATGTGCTGTGTGATGACCAGCAATAACAGCTACATCACCACCAGAAATGCCATGTTCTTTTCCAACTTTCTCATAGTCTGCTTTTTTAAATTCTTTTGGACTTGAATATCCTTGTTTGTCAGCATGCATCATCATTGTAGTGTAGATATCTTTCATGCGACCTTCATTAAGTTCTACTTCTTCTTTAGCCATTTTAGTAGCGGTAGCATACATTACATCTTTTGCTCTAGAGCCATATCTTGCTTTGAAACCTGCTAAACCTTTTTTCATCGATTTAACATATTTTTCTTTTTTCTCAGTTTCACCTGATGTTAATGTTCTTTCATCAATTTCAACTGATTCATGTTTAGCACGAATCTTAGCTAAAATAGCACCAGCAACTTTCTTGCCACTCTCTGCTGAACCATATTCTTTACCTGCTTTAGCTGCAATCTTAGCAAAGTTTTTACCTGGCTTACCAATGTCTTTACCTGCTTTAGCAGCTTTTGCTGAATATACAGCTTCATCTAAATCAAGTTCTACTTCTTCTTTTTTAGAAGCACGAAGTTTTTTGAAATCGTCAGAATCTAATTTACCGTTATGATTCTTATCAAGCTTAACTTGGCCACCTTTTAATTCTTCTCCAATACCTAAAGCTTTGTTGGTTTGTTTGTGTAGTGCTTGAAGTCTATCTAAACTTGGTGCTGGTCTTGGTCTACCACTTGGAACATATTTTGGTGGAGGTGTCACACCTTTTGGTAATTCTTCATCTAATTCAGGTTCGTCTTTTTGTTTAGAACCACCGTAAGCAGTACCAGCAACTTTACGAACACCTTGAGGTTTGTCTTCACCCTTTTCAGCTTTATCAGCTTCTTCTTTATCTCTCAAAGCATCTAGTTTTTTCTTACGAGCAACAGCCTCTGGATCAGGTTTAGCTGGTTCAACTTTAGCTTCACCCAATACAGAATTAACTGCATCGACTAGTGACTTTGGAACATCTGGGGCAAATTTTGACATTATTATCTCCTATTATTTTCCACTGGTTTGTTTCTGCTCTACGCTAGAACCAATGTTTGATTGCTTATTTATCTTTTTTTTCTTTGTAGTTTCACCGGATGATGAAAATTTGTTCAATGGTGTTTCTAGTGGTTCTTTATTAACTGCATTACCCATACCACCAAACATACCCATATCTGAAGCACCTGGATCATCGATTGCTTCTTTGACTTTATTTCTGAATTTACTAAAACTTTCTCTATATGTGACGTTACCAAGACCACTCATTGGATAGACGGTACCAGAAGTTCTATTATCCCATGTATCACCAACACCTGTGCCATTCATGACTTTACCAGGTAACACATTATTTACTGCTGTTCTTTTGTTCTTTTTAGTTTCTTTATCTGTATCGAAATTTGGCACTTTTGGTGTTGGATTAATCTTTAATGTTGGTTGTGATTCAACATATGTCTTAAAGATGTAACTGGAGTTATCTTTAACATCACCATCTCTAACATCATCTTGTTTACCAGATTTTCTAATCATTTGTGTGACTGGTGCACTATTTTTTAATATCTTCTTAGTTTCAAATAGTGACTTAATATCTTCATTGATATCTAAACGGTCTTTTGATCTTAACCAATCTTTAGCGGATTCTGTCAATACTTTAGCTCTAAAGAAGAATGATATCTCATTAGACATATCACTCAATTCGTTTTGTTTATTCTCTCTTACAAGGGCATCTGATTCCTGTAAATTGATTGAATTATCAAACTCTAAGAAAGCTTCAAATATATCATAAAACTTATCAAGATTTTCCTGTGATTTATTCCATTTATCAAGTCTAATTTGTTCAGAGATTATTCTTGAATGTTGTTGGTTACGTTTCTCTGAGATTTCGTTTGTTGTATTAACGAATACCATCATTGTCGTGTAACCTAATTCTTCAAGCTCTTCTTTGATAGTAGAAATCTTTTCAATATCATCCGAAGCACCATTAATCACTAATGCGTTTCTATTTCTAATAGCATTGAGTTGATAATCTTTAGTTTCTTCTGATAACTTTAATTTGTCGATAATGAAATCGTAGGCTTTGTTTGCATTAATCTCAACTGCGTTCTTTTCTGCAATTGCTTCTCGGATAATAACATCTTTTCCTGAACCAGGTCCACCAACCAGGAATAATGCTTTAAACATACTACGATTTGCACTCTCATGTAATCCCATACCACTTCTTGTGTCATGAAACAATTCTCTTGAATGTTTGTCATTCTTTTGAATATTAGATGGCAAATTCTTTTTAAATGAACCATAATCATTATTCTTAGCGTGATTACGCATATCGGTGCCAGAAACACCTTCTTTTCTTTGGCCTGTAGATGTTACTGTAATCTTTTTGAAGTTGTATTCTTTACCGTTGTATTTGTGTAATAGGTCGTGATATTCTTTTGCTCTATCAGCACCAGCAGCTACGATAAGGTGATTGTAACCTTTTGCAGCTAAACGTTTAGCATGATGAATGATTGTTGGATGTTCTTTAGATGCAACTTCAATGTTAGTATCTGGAAATGCTCTGTTTAGATGTTTTTGTTTTTGTTCAGGTGATAATGGGTTTTTCTTTTTATCTTGTGAATGTGAAGCAACAACCAAATGGTCTGCATGATGTTTTGCAGCCAATTCTTTTACGCCATTAATATTTTCTTCATGGCCTTTTGTAGGAGGATTCATACGACCATAGTGTAAGACTACGGCCTTATTTTTTTCTTCCGTTAATTCTATAAAAGATTTAATTTGAGTCATCGTTTAATTTCTTCGTTGTTCCGTCAGGTTGAACATGATAAGCATGAAACTTGACGTGTGGATATTCCTTTTTCATTTTTAATAATCTAGATAAATTTTGTTTACTATCATCATACAATGTTACATGTTTGTATGGGTGATTATCTAGATACTTTCTAACCACTTTAACTTTCTTCTCGGATGGTGGTTCATCACCAGGAATATTACCTGCTCGTTCTACATGGACTTTGTTAATATCAATTCCATGTTGTTTAAACTTCTTAGCAAACTTACCTTGTTTATCAAAATCTGCTCGTGCTGTATTTATAATGACCTTACTACCAGTCTTCTTCTCCACGTTTTTCTGAATTGCTTTGAGTTTGTTAATCATAGGGTGTATAGGTTCACCTTCTTTATGAAACTTATCAGCACTTCTAAACTCAGA